CCTTGCGTGTGTTTCTCAGAGGTGAGATTTCGCATGCTAAACAAGAAGTTAATGAAGTCTTTACAACCCAACGAGTTGTGGCGATGGCTGAAATTTCTGCCCAACGTGTAGAAGCACAAAAATTTGTTGAAAAACAAACTGATGTAGTTATTGATAAAGCCGAGAAATTAGGCTCATCAATGATTTTAAAGAATGCTGTTATGGCAGGCGCATCTTTTGTTATTGCACGTCGTCTTTATGCTTACTTTTGTAAGGATAAAAAAGAAGAAGGTGTCAACATTTCTAAGGCTCAACAAGCTTTGGACATTGCTCTCGTTTTATTTTCAATTATTGTGATAGCTGTTGGAGGCGGTATGAAAACTGTCTTTGACATCCACGGAACTTTATGTAAATATGTGATGACCGCAAAAGCATGGCTTAGCGGATGTTCGTGGTTAGTTAGTTTTCTTGGTATGGATGTTTGTGGAATGAAAGAAGCTGAAAAAGTTTCTGATTGTTTGAGTGAAGCGCAAGCTGAACTTTTTAGTAACAATCCTACAGGCAAACCTTATACTGAAGAACAAAAAATGAATTTGGCTAAAGAAGCTGGTTTGGTTAGTGATGATCATCCAGGTCTTGGATTTAAAAAGAATGCTGATGAAAGTGATGAGAAAGTTTATCCTTCCGTTAGTGCCAGTAGTATGGCTACTGGTTGTGTTGTTCCACCTATTTCTAGTTCTTTTGTCAAAGCAACTGAAGTTTTTATGTGTAGCAGATGTGCTGCACCTGATTCTTCTGTTTGTTCATGCCCTAAGAAAACCCCTGAAGGTTTTAGTGATAATTTTAAGTTAAAGTGGAAAAACATGGTTGATGGCTTAAGCGACAAAACTGTTGCTGCGCACGATCAACTTCGTGTTAAATTTGATGAAATTGATGCTTTGTCAGCAAATGCTGGTGAATGTGTTAAACGTTCGTTAAATGAAGCTCGTACCATGTATCTTTATAATAAATTTGTTGTTTTAGCTCTCGTTGTTGTCCTTTTACTTGTTGCTTATGCCTATTGGCCTAAGACTCCAAAAGAGAAATCTATGGAGGATAAGAAAGGAAAAAACAAAAAGGGGCGAGGCGCTGCTAAACGCGGTGCTTCACAAAAGTCTAAGAAAAATCGTTTTTGGAAATCTATTTATTGCCAAGGCTTTGATAAGATCAGAGATGGCGATGATTTGGTTCTCATTGATGAAAAAGGTGCAAAAAGAAACATCACAACATCTACTCGAGATAAAGAGTTGGCTGAAATTGATGCTATTATTGCAAAGAATCCTGGAAAGTACAAAGTGCGTGTACAGGGTCGTGATTATGATATTAAGAAAGTTTCTACTCGTTTTGTTATGGGAAAGAAAAATGAAAGTGCCATTACTGGTAGTTCTATGGCTGGAGCTTATTTAAACTCTAGCTTGAAAACTATTTATGTTTTGAACATTCCTGTCTTTTCCAAATCTGAAGTTTTTATGACTTCTAATCAACAAGACGTTACAATAGATACTTTTGTTACTGATGAAATTAATGATGTTGACAAACTTGAAGAAGGTTTTGTCTCTTGGCTTAATGCTAAGGCAGCTGAGATTCCTATTGAAGGGGTTGTTGAAGGCTGTTGTCATCAGAAGGAAACTTGTCCATTAAAAGATAAGCGTCCTACAAACAATGGTAATAAATGTTGTAATACGAAATGTGGTGGTGCAAGCTGTTCTCACTGGGCTGGTTGTTCTGTTAAAAAGGAACCATCAACTGGTGTTGAAGTTAAAACTGAAAAATCTGCTCCGAAGGAAAGTAAGAGTAAGAAACAAGAGAAGTTAAATCCTTGTTTTAGTTTTTACATCAATGGACATTGCACTCGTGATGGCTGTAAGCTTGCTCATTCAGGTTCTTCTAAAGAGGAATGTGTTAAGTGGGCCGCTAGTCAAACTTGTAATAAATCTAAATGTGATGGTAAAAGTTGTTTGTTTAAACATGAAGTTACTAAATCAAAAGATCAAATTGCGGTTGAAAAAGAACGATTGAAATCTTCTGTTGCTGCGCAAGTAGCAGCTGAAGTAGCAAAAATTGCTACTGAAAAGAAAGGAGAATCAATGCTTGGTCGTAAGAAAACCAAAGCTGTTCATCCCGCACATAAATCTGTTGTAGTGCTTTATGCAAATGATGGTGTTACACCATTTTTACATGGGTTTGTTGCAAGAAATTGTTTGTGGACTATTAATCATAATGGTTCTGATTTGCAAAATATGAAGTCTTTCATTGTAAAAGGTGATAATGGCGATGAAGTTGTCAAATGTGTTGATAATGATAATCAGCCTACTTTTAAAGAATGCGTTTTAGAACGTTATGGTAATTTGGTTTGTTTTAAGATTCCGAAAGGGTTGTTGAGTTTACCTCAATTAAATTGTGCTGTGGTTAATCCTCGTGCAGATCTTATTTTACTTACTAAAATTCCAGAACCACAAATAAGTTATGGTTGTTACCAGGGCAAATTTGAACACACATGTCCTTCTGTAGAAGGCGATTGTGGTAGTCCTATTTTGGATAATCTTGATCGAGTTGTGGGTGTTCATAATGCCGGTGGTCACAATGGTGAGCCCAATGGGTTTGTTGAATTTACTTTAGAGGTGTTGAAAATGCAAAATTTTCAGTAAGCCCTCCACAAAAATCTCTTTTTACTGTTAGCGAATTGCTAACTCGATACCCTAGTGGTTTAATTAATAAAAGTCATTTTCGTGGGGGGCCGTCCCTTAATGCTTTGAACTATCTTGAAAATGTTAAAGTCCTCGCTTATGCGGGTCGAGTTTTTCGTTTTTGTCCTGATGGTAAGAAAGCGTCTATGGATGATCCTTATTTCAACAAATTTTGTAGGGAAAAATTTGGTAAGCAACCTAATCAATTGTTTACCGAGTATGGTTTGGCAAAATCTAATAAAATTGCTGGCTATTCAAGTCTTCTTAAATATGATAAGTTGCAACCCGACGCGTTGCGAATTGATTTGTGGAAGGAGACTCTTGATTGGGCTGAAAAGCATTTTATTTTGATGTCTAATTCAAAAGTACTTGACTTTGGAGGTTCTCGTGAAGAACAAATCGAGTCTTGGTCTGAAATTGAATCTGATATTGAAAAACGTGCTTCAGCTGGATATCCGTGGAGCCATTGGTTTGGCAACAAACGTGAACTGTTTGAATTTCGGCAGGATCTTTGTGATCAATGCTTGGATGAGTGTAGATTAATTTCTAAAAACACTTGTCCTTGTCGTTGTCAAGGATTCTTTCGTGATTATTGTATTCAGTACTGGCAAGATTTGGCCAAGGAAGATTGTAAACCAATTTTCTGGACAAATAATGTTAAGGAAGAAATACGTCCTATGGAAAAATTGCTTTTGAATAAATTGCGAACTTTCATTGGTCCTTCATCAGAACATGTTGTTGCCAATTCTCAGATGAATGGTGATATGAATCAAAAAATGTATGATTCGGTTCATAAACACTGGTCATTTGTGGGTGGCACAAAGTTTTATCGTGGATGGAATAAGATGTATCGACGTTTAAGTAAGCATCCTAATGCTTTCGAATTAGATGAATCAGAATTTGATTCTTCCTTGTTTCGTGAAGCTATGTGGGGAATGTGTGAGTTCAGGTGGCGTATGCTATCTCCTGAATTTCGCACTGCTGAAAATCGTGTTAGGTTGATTAACCTGTATCATGATATCGTTGAATCCTATATTGTTACTCAAGATGGTGATGTTGTTCGTAAAGATACCGGAAATTCTTCTGGCAGTGGTAACACAATAAACGACAATACAGTAATACTTTTCAGATTGTTAAGTTATGCCTGGTTAGTACTTTGTGATGAACAAAGGCAGGTTTGGTCTGTTGAATATTATGAGCAAATGCGTAAATATGAGTCTTTTATAGAATCTGTTGAAGCTGCTCTAACTGGAGATGATAATACATGGACTTGTTCCAATGAGGTTGTAGGCTGGTTTAATGCTAAGAGTGTTTCGCGAGTGTGGCAGTGTTGTGGTGTAAAAACCACCTCCCCTTGCTATGAGGCACGGAAGTTAGAAGATTGCGCTTTTTTAAGTGCTGGCTTTCTTCGTGTTGGTGATTGTATGGTACCCGTACCTGAACACGCCAAAACGATGGCTTCACTTGCATTTCATGACCCCAGTCCTGAAAACCCCCGATGGTCCCTTTTGCGTGCATGTGCGTTGCGAATTGAATCTTTTTGGTGTGTTGAAAGTCGAACTTTAATTATGGATTATATAACTTGGCTGTTGCGTGAGCATCATGCTGGTTTGCATTCTGAACAGAATGTTAATGATCCTAAAGATATTTTCACTTTCACTCAAGTCTTTTCTGTGTTTAAAACTGATACTGAAATTCAAAATTTGTATCTTCTTAATGAAGGTGGATTAACTCGCTGTAAGGCTGGAGTTTTTCAGAATGATTTTGATTATTTGTATGATGTTGGCCTTAGTGGCTCGGTGGAAGCTTAGCTTCTCGTGAAAAACGTTTACCGTATAAATTAGAAATGACTAAAACAAAAAGTCAAAAAGCTCGCAAAAAGCAAGCAAAAAGGTCTGCTGCACCATCTAAGCAGCAAAGAAGACGTCAAGCTAAGGCTTCGTCAAATCCTCCTAAAGGGGGTGGGAGGCAACGCAATCGTAGAAAGCGTGCCTCTCGTGGAGAACAGTACATGGCAACCGATGGAATATCCCATTCCAGAGTTGTTACCAACAGATCTAGCATTGAGGATCGTTTCTCGATTAGAAGAGAAAAAGTTGCGGATATTTCGGGATCTACTTCTGCTTTTGCTTTGCAACAGCAGTTGTATATTAATCCTGGTAATTCAGTTCTTTTTCCGATATTTTCACAGATTGCCGCTCCTTATGAGCAGTATCGTGTTAATCATCTTAAATTTTATCTTGAAACAGAAGCGTATACTGCTTCTGGATCCGTTCAAACTGCAGGTATTGCAGCTCTCGGAACAAATTTTGATCCTGATGACGCTGCTTTTAGCACTTTGACTCAAATGGAGAACTATTGGGGGGTGACTAAAGGTCCACCCTATGCTTCTGTTATGTGTCATGATGTCCTATCTTCCCATAAAGGTGGGAAGCGGGGAGGTGGTGGCCGAAATCATGAATTGCCTTTGAATGATTACTTTGTGTATTCTTCTGGTAATTCAGCTGCCCCTTCAAATTCCACTAGTAAATTTTATGATATTGGTTTGTTCCAATTGGCTTGTGCCAATATGGCGGCTGCAAATGTTATTGGTGAGTTGTATGTGGAGTACTCCTTTACTATGATTCATCCTAAACAACAAACCCCTATTGGACAACAGTTGCTCGGAACTCATATCCGTGGTGCTGTTGGTACAGCAACTACTGCTGCTCCTTTAGGAACATCCCAAACTCTGGTTGCAGGAAGTAATCTTCCTGTTACTACCACTAACACAACAATTGTTATGCCTTTAAGTGGTGCTGGCAGATATCTTTTTAATATAAATTGGTACACTGCTGCTGCAAATATTGCGGCTATTCCAGCTATTTCAGCTGGCAGCGCATTTACGGCTGTTAATTGGTGGGGAAACAACACTTTTGATGCGATTGGCTTGTACAATCAAACTAGTGGTGCTGATTCAACATTAAATGTTATTTATGATTATGTTCCTTCTGCTACTGTTGCAAACAATACTTTGACTTTGTCAGGTAACACTTCTATGAGTGGAGGTGATTTTGATTGTTACATACAGCAGGTTTCAAGTGGACTTAGTTATTCAGTGGATGAAATTGAACAAATGGAAATTGATGAACTCAAGGATGAAGTTCGAGCTATGAAGGCAGCAATCCTTCAGATGCAAAAATTTAATTCTGAACGTTATGGATCCCCTTTTATATCCGTGCAAGAAGAAAAGGAACTTTTACAAGATGCAGCAACATCTAGTTCAAGTTCTTCTTCTCCTTCAAGGTATGAAATTGAAGTTGAACGATCTAGGAAAAATCGTTCATCCGGTGGCGGACCGGCTCTGGCTTCCAATGTTGCTGAAAAGCAATTGAATTGGTCGCTACTTAAGTAACCTAGGCCAGTTGGCAAAGCGTAGTACGTTTTGTCCTGTCCTATCTAATCCTTAGTTTGTGTTTTTTTAAAAATTAAGGAACAAGTTAATGAAGTATGTATTTTTATAAAGTTGGCTAATTTGTGTTTTAAATTAATAAGTTTGTTTCTCTCCTGGCCTCGTAAGGGGTTGGTGATGAGCTACAGTTACGGAAGAATTTTTAATGTTTATTGGCCAATTAAGCATACTTGCAGTTGTGAAGTTTGTTATATTGTAGACGTTGTGCTTATCTGCACTTTTGGCGTAATCAGAGCATTTAGCTCCAAGGTTAACAGGACCTAATTAGGTATGTGAACGTGTTGAACGTTGTACTCCGGGATTAGTGTAAAATGAGTTGGGAAAAGTACCTCTAGAGGGTGACCCCGATTTGTCCTTTGTTAATCATGTAAAATGGTAATGCATGTTAAGTGTAAGAAGCAACTGAGCTTTGGCGAATGGAGGCTGTGTTTTTAATTGATTTGTAGAGAAGGAAAGGCTAAAGGCGTTCGCGCACCTTTCTGTAACATTTTGTTGAACCTTCATGTAAATGAAAAGTTTG